CCTGAATTTTCCAAGAAGTATCTTGGCACAGAGGTCTTTACGCACCAGCGACATTGGATTGACTTACTAGAGGGTCGAGTTCCGCAGGAAGTCCACCCATCTATAATTTATGAACCGGGTGCGCCTGATTTGCTTATTGTAAATACCCCACCTGAGCATGCCAAGAGTACGACCATTACGGTCAACTATGCAGTTTATCGTATTTGCCAAAATCCGAACATCCGTATAATGATTGTTTCTAAGACTCAGGCAATGGCTCAGAAGTTCCTTTTATCTATTAAGAACCGTTTGACTCACCCTAGGTATCAAGACCTTCATCTAGCCTTTGGACCTGCTGGTGGTTTTGAAAAGAACTCAGACTCTTGGAAACAAGATTTAATTTATCTTTCTGCTGATGCCCGTGACTCAGGTGAAAAAGACCCTACCGTTCAGGCTATCGGTATCCGTGGTCACATCTACGGTTCCCGTGCAGATTTAATTATCATGGATGACTGTGTTGACCACACCAACGCCCATGAATACGAAAAACAAATTGACTGGATACAGTCCGAAGTTATGTCCCGTATTGATAATGACGGGGGTAAACTTCTAGTTGTAGGCACTCGCCTTAGACCTAAGGACTTGTATTCAGAACTCAGGGACCCTATGCGTTACCCTGATGAAACTTCTCCTTGGACTTACTTTGCTCAGCCTGCGGTATTGGAATTTGCCGATAACTCAAAGGACTGGGTAACTCTATGGGCAAAGACAAACATGCCCCCAGTATCAGGTAAAGGCGTACCTGACGAAAATGGATTTTACGATAAATGGACTGGTGAAGCCTTATCCAAAAAGCGTGGGCGTATGTCCCCAAATCTTTGGGCAATGGTTTACCAACAACAGCAAGTACATGAGGACTCAGCCTTTCCTTCGGATGCTGTTAAAGGTGTAATTAACGCAGGTCGCAACATTGGCAGAATACCTAAGGGTATGCCAAATGTTAGACCCCAAGGCATGGATGGCTTAATTGTCGTTGCAGGTTTTGACCCAGCAGGTGCTGGATACTCTGCTGCCGTTGCTATTGGTTTAGACATCTCAACTCAAAAGAGATACTTATTGGATGTATCCAATGTGGCAGGTATGTTACCTGATGAGATTAGAAGTTTGATTAAAGACTGGACAGATAAGTACAACATCTCCGAGTGGCGAATTGAAAAGAACGCTTTTCAAACAATGCTTACTCAGGACCGTGAAGTACGAGAATACCTTTCGTCAAGGGGTGCGGTTCTACGGGAACATCACACAGGACAAAATAAATGGGACACCGATTTCGGAGTCGCTTCTTTGACGACCTTATTCCACGGACACGCAGAGGGTAATGCTCTTATTGAGTTTCCTTCTACTCACGCTTCTGAGGGATTAAAGGCTTTGATAGAGCAGTTGGTTACTTGGTATCCCGACTCTCCTAAGTCACAAAAGAAAGACTGCGTGATGGCATTTTGGTTTGCAGAACTTGCATGCCGTGACCGCCTTGCATCAGCAAATAACTTTGCTCGTTCGCATAGTCGGCAAAACATGTTCCACACACGATACGACCAAAGTAACCAAATAAACATTTCACTAGATGAACTGCTTTATACAAACTAAACGAAAGAGGTGAGCATGGCGCTTTCCATTGAGGAAATCACTAGCGGGTTTGACCGTTATCGCCGTGCATACGCCGAACGCGATACACGCATGTACAATGTGCTTCTTGTACGCCAAGGCAAGATGCGAGATGTTTTCCCTGACCTATTTCCTGACGGTCCATTTGAAAACCCTATTGTTGCAAACATGGTGGACATCGCTGCCCGTGACTTATCAGAAGTCATTGCGCCACTACCAGCATTTAATTGTAATTCAACAACAATGGTTTCAGAGCAAGCCCGTAAGCGTGCTGATAAGCGTGGAGAAATTGTTAACGGTTATGTTGACTTCTCTAACCTACAAGCACAAATGTTTACCGCTGCTGACCGTTATGTAACTTATGGATTTGTTCCGGCACAGGTAGAGATTGATGAAAAGAACAAGATGCCACGCATCCGTTTCTTTGACTCTATTGGTTCATACCCAGTCATTGACCGCTTTGGTCGTGTAGTTAAGTTCTACCAACGCATTATGAAGCCAACTACTGAACTTATGGGTCAATACCCTGAGTTGGCTAACTTGATTTATTCTAAAGATAATCCGTCAGACATAACAGAGATTGTCCGTTATCACGACAAAGACCAAGATGTTTTATTTATTCCAAACCGTAGCAACTTAATCCTTGACCGTGCAGTAAATCCAATCGGTGAAGTAATGATTAGGATTGTTCAACGACCATCTATTGACGAACAATCCCGTGGTCAATTTGATGATGTGCTAGCAGTTCAAGTTGCTAAAGCACGCTACGCCTTGCTTTCCCTAGAGGCAGCAACCAAGGCGGTTCAAGCACCTATTGCTATGCCTACGGATGTACAGGAGTTGGCTCTTGGACCTGATGCAATTATGCGCTCACAGAAGCCTAATGAAATTCGTAGAGTCCCACTTGAAATACCAGCAGGCGCTTTTGCTCAGCAGGGAGTTCTTGAACAAGAACTGCGTTTAGGTTCTCGTTATCCTGAAAGCCGTACAGGTAACCTTGATGCTTCAATCGTTACAGGTCGTGGAGTTCAGGCTCTTATGTCGGGCTTTGATACACAAATCAAGACTGCACACTCTATGTTTGCCCGCGCTTTTGTTGAACTTGTTGGCATTTGCTTCAAGGTTGACGAAGTTGTTTTTGGTAATGTTGAAAAAGAATTAAAGGGTAACTACCACGGAACCCCTTACTCAATTAAGTACAAGCCACTCCGCGACATTGATGGTGACCACACCGTAGATGTTCAATACGGATTGATGGCAGGACTTGACCCTAACCGTGCTTTGGTGTTTGGTTTGCAGGCTCGCGGTGATAAATTGATTTCACGCGACTTCCTTCGCAGACAAATGCCATTTTCATTTAATGCTACCCAAGAGGAAGCAAAGGTTGATACTGAGGAATTGCGTGATGCAATGAAGCAAGCGATTGCTTCTTATGCACAAGCAATCCCAGCACTTGCATCCCAAGGTCAAGACCCTAGTGAAATTTTAGTTGCTTTATCAGCGGTGATTAACGCTCGTCAAAAGGGAACTTCTATTGAAGTTGCTGTGGCTGATGCGTTTAAACAACCTGAGGTTCCCACACCTGCGGGCATGACTCCTGAAACAGTAAGTCCTGATGGCATGCCAGTTGAGGGTCCCGCAGGTGCTGGGCAACTCCCTGCTGGATTAAGTCCAACTGGTCGGATGGTAGGCACGGCTGCGGGTCAAATCGCACCGGGTGGTCGCCCTGATGTTCAGTCACTTTTAGCAAGTCTAACTCAACAAGGAGAGCCTAATTTACAGGCTAGCCTAATTCGGCGAGTACCAGCGTAAAGGGGGTGAATAAATGAAGGGATACAGCAAGAAGCCAGCGAACCAAGGTTCAGCAGGTAAGGCTAATGTACAAAAGCCACGCGTAGATGGCACTCCAAAAAAGGGCAATCCTAAAGGCGGTATGGTTTTTCTTAGCAAGCAACCAAAGGGAACCCGCGGTTCCAAGAACAAGTAAGAACTTCATTGATGCAGCCTGAGTACGCTGTTTAAAAAAAACTACTCATAAATTTAAAAGATGCACTTTAGATACGCTCTTAAAGCGAAATGAAAGCAGGATAAAATGGCAGACCAGCGCGGTGGATACAGGAAACCGACCAACCCTGCACCAGTTTCAGGACCCGGTGCGCTCTCTCAAAGAACGGATGGACAACCTGCGCGATACGCAGCAGGCATGGCTTATGGTGAGGGACAAGATTTCTATGAACTTCAAACCCAAGCACCCATGAGTAATGGACAGTCCGCCCCTGCATCTTTACCATTAAATCAAGGTGCTGCTTTAGCAGGTTATGCTAAACCAGTTACACCTTTAGACCAACCAACTCAATACCCTGAGGAACCAATTACTACTGGTATTCCATCAGGTGCTGGTGCAGGTCCGGAAGTATTAACTTCCCCAGCAATGATTGCTGCTCAGAACTCTGAGGATGTTGCAAGACTTATGGCTGTGTTGCCAATCTATGCACGCATTGCTGAGTCACCAAACGCATCAAACGCTATGCGTAACTTCTATCGCTATTTACGGAGTCAAGTTTAATGGCTTGGTATAACCGTATTGGCGACATTGCCAAAGGCGTTGTTAATTTTACAGGCATACCGGGCTTAGTTCACGACATTGCTACATCAGGGTCAAATGATGACCCATGGTATGTAGATGCCGTTAATGTTGCCAAAGGTGTTGTTAAAGTTGGAACTACACCAGTTCGTGGTGCAGTTAAGGGACTCTTTGCGCTTGGCGAAGCATCTTATGAATTAGGTGGTCAAGCCCGTGAAGCAGTTGTGCAAAAAGGACTTGAACTTCCTTTTATGTATAACCGATACAAAAATCCCGGTGAAACATACGAACAATACCAACAGCGCGTAGCCGAAAACAAAGACGACATTTCAATGGGTCAAGTTGCCCTATCTTTGTTTGGTCAAGGCAAAAACGCAGCAGAAAACTCAGGTTGGTTCCATGATTTTACTGACCGTAATTTAAAATTTTTAGCAGCAGGATTTGATTTATTTAATCCTGAGGACAGAGAAGCAGCATTTAACGACCAGTTCATTGGTAAGTTTGCTAGCGGTTCTGTTGACTTTACTTCATCTATGACTATTGACCCATTGTTCTTTGCTGGGTTTGCAGGTAAAGGTTTAAGTATTGCATCCCGTGCGCCAATGGTAACTGCACTAGAAGGTGCAGGTAGAACAGGTGTTGCAGCACTTCCGGGTTCTTTAACTCGTAAAGTTTTTGGTAATTTTGCAATGACTAAAGAAGGCATGGATGACCTATTAGGTCGTGCGCTTCAAGGCGAAGGTCGTGCAGTTGAGGACATTAAGTTCCTTGCACAAACTGATGCTAAAGGTCAGTATGGATACTGGTCTAAAAAGCGTGTTACACATCCTGACGCTATGGCTTATTTATTTGGTCGTGCAACTACTGACCAAGAAGTTGTTGATACCTTCCGTGCAGTAATGGGATTAGACAAGCAAGCAATGGCATCAATCGCAAAGGTTGATGATGAAGCAGCACTTGTTCTTGATAATCTAACAGATGTCCCAAAGCCTTATCGTGAAGCACTAAACGGACAACTTGATGGTGACTTAATTGTTAACCCTGAATACAACCGTGCAGTTGGAACTTATTTAGATACTCTTGTTAAAGAGGATGACCGTTTCCGTATTGCACTAGAAAAAGTTTCTACTGGTGGTAATGAGTTCCGTGGTGGAACTTTTGCCCGTGGACCACTTTCAGGCTATGCAAGAAAGCAAGCAGAGAAGTTAGCAAAGACTTTTGCTGACCCTGAAATTACAATGATACAAAAGACAAGCCTTCATCCAGCCGTTATGGTTGTTAATTACATGAAGGGCAAGTCAGAATTTTTTACTAAGTTTCGCCCAAGCGGTGTATTCCAAGTCAATGATGCTGACTCCTATGTGGAGATGAACGCATTTTTGCGTGAAGCCGTTGAACTATCAGGTGGAACATTTGCAACTAAGGCTGGCGTTTATGCTGACCAGTATCTTGCAGCAGCCACCGAAGGTGAGCGTTTAAACATTATTAAGTTGGCAGAAAAAGATGCTTTGGGAATTATTGCCCCAAACATGAGCCAACAGCA